TTACTAGCAATGGTATAAACCATAGCGTCATCAGCATTTGTGCCAGTTGTCATATTTTCATAATCACCTGACTTAGAAAAATATAAAGTTTGTGGCTCATCGTTTGTTCCAGCAAAAACTAATCGTTGTTCAAAGAATGATACACATGAAGGATGTCCAGTCGTATCTGAAAAAGCTCCAAGCTTAAAAGTTGCTGTAGCATCGGTGTTAGCAAATGCTTTTGTAATAGTAACAACAACAACAGTCGTATTTGTTCTGCCAGTAATTTTAGCTAGACCAGAATTAAAAGATATTACTCTTCCAACATCTGTTGTTAAAAATCCAGCACCACCATTTATTCCAGTTACCGCAGAGGCAGTTATATTTACACCAGTTCCAGTAGCAGATGAAGCTGGAGTTAAAGTAGTTGTTGTAGAATTTTCAGATAAATAAGGTCCATCAGTAAAATCAACTTCAGCCAATGTCCAGGATGTATGTCCAGTTCTTGATAACTTCATCACTTCGTGATTAGGATGAGTTATATACATTACATCGGCACTTTGAGCGAACTTCAATTCGAATAGTTCAGCTGTTAAATAAGGAGAAGATATTTCGTAAGCTGATCCACTATCTAATATCTGTCCTTTGTCTTTAAAAAATCTAATATAAGTATTTCCAAATTCTAATACGTAAGTTTGTTCAGTTGAAAATTCAAAAGGTATTAATCTTGTTTTAGCAGAACTTGATTTAACTTCTGCAATAAATTGAGTACCAACTCTCCTTGCAGCTGCACCTTGTGGATGCACTAACATATTTTGTAAAGTTTTACAGCCTGAGCTATATTTATCAAAATCTATTCTACCATCCATCTTGGCAGAAAATTCTCCTGATACAAAACTATTTAATGCTGCTGTAGTTCTTGGCATTATAATCTCGCATCAGTAAATTCGTTTGCCTCGATTGTTCCTAAACTATTTTCAGTAGCATCAATGAACCTTGCTTCTCTTAATCTTTCATCAGCTCTAGCCATATAATTATTTGCTAGTGTTGCATTGTTAGTTATTGCGTAAGCTAAATCTGCTGCTAGTTGATGTGAAATACTTTCTCTTAAATAAGTATCGTAATTATTAGGATCAGTATCTAATGAAATATAAATTAAAAAGACTGTATCTATATCTGTTACAATATTTCTACCTTCTAATTTATAATCTAAATTCGTTGCGATACTATCTGTTGAACCATTGTTAATTTTTAATACTCTTAAACAATCACTCGGTAATGCGTAAGCATGGTCATATTCAACAACTGGAGCTGTAGAGTTTTGAGCAAGTTGAACTCTTTTATGTAAACAGTTCCAAGCATGAGATCTAAATACTCTATTTCTTACTGGTTCATATCTTTGGTTACATAAACGAGCGTTTTTAGTATCGTCTGTTAATGCTGATATTGTTGATGCACCCAGCAAATTTAACGCTGAATTACACATGTTTACTACTGATGCCATTATGTATCTTCTCCTACTTGTTTACATTCAAATTTTATTACTAATTTTTCTCTGTTAATTCTGTCTTTTTCAAAATCTTCTAATTCAGACAAATTCTTAAATGTATTGTGTGAAACTCGATAACCATCAAGAACACAATCAAAGTGATTATCAAACTGTAAGCCAGCTATTTGATTTGATGGACATTCGCCAGTAGACATACTGCACATATATAAAATTAAGATATACTTCACTTTAACATTTCCATCTTCTTCTTGCTTGTCTGATCCTTGAGTTTGGATTGTTTCTAGTTTTTGCTGAACTTCTTTTCAGTTGACCAGCTGATCTAGCACAATATGATTTTCTTCTTTTAGCAGCAGCTGATCCTCTTTTAACTTTACCAGTTACTGCGGTTTTTAATTTTGATCCTGGATTAGCTCTTCTATAAGCTTTAACTCCACGTCTAGTCATTCCAGCTCCAGACTTTGTAGGTCTGTAGTTTCTTTTATTTCTGGAAATTGATCTAGCCATTATGATTGCACTCTAGGCGGCTTCCACTCTCGCTTTCACCGCCTAAAATATTATTGACTACTCAACTGTATACATAACCCAACAATGAATAGAGCCACTTATAGTTGCTCCACCAGTTGTGATTACAATATCAGTTTCCGCAGTTGTTCTGTAACCCAGACCGCCCATTGCAGTATTAGCAGCTGTTGAGCCAGCTAACATTGATTGAGCTTGACCAGCAGCATTCCAAGTACCTACTGCAGCTAAATATCTGTCATCGTCTCCGCTGTCTCCAACTTTTAAAGTTGAAGATCCGCCTAAAGCATCACACTTTAGAACAACATCCATTATAGTCGCATTAGTTGGAACTCTACCAATCGTAATGTCTGATCCAGATGCAAGAGAAGAAGCTTCATAGTTATCGTATGAAACTCTCATCTTACCACCTAGAACTTCGCTATCCACTTTTTCAATCGGAGTAGCAGTTATTTTTGTGTAATTTACACCTTTAACGCTTGCCATGATATATTATCTCCTTATTGATTAAGCTTCGTGACATGGAATTTGAAAAATAGCTTTCTCTTCCATACGAACTGCACCTAAACTCATGCAATAGTAAACTTGCGTTGAGTAAGATTTATCAGCTCTTTCAGATATGTTTGCTTTAACATCTTTACCGATAGCTAATTTAATAGCATCTTCAGTATAAGCAAAAACTAATCTGTCGTCTGTGTTAGTTGCATCGAACGGTAATCTATTCGACATAATGAACTCAAATCCTAAGTAAGAATTGATTTCACCTTGTGCAAGAGCCTTAACAGTATTGAAATCAGAAGATGTAACTTCAGTTACAGCTAATAGATCAGCAATTTGTTGAGGACCACAAGCAAGGTATCTTTTTCTTGAAGGATCGATGTCATTGTTATCTAGGTTTTTCTTCGCAGCTAAAATCTTAGCAACAGTTAAACCATCTGATTGGTTACTTGTTGCGAACTTTTGCGTTGAAGGTAAAGCAACACCAGTCGCTCCAGCTACCCCAGTTGAAGCAGAAGCATTCATAGCTGTAATGATTACATCATCCATAGCTCTATTCATTGCTGCTGCCGCGTTTCTTGCGTACGCAGAAGTTGGATCTACTAATGCTCTGATTTTGTCAGCGTCATCAATTAAATCTCCCCACTCGTAATCTGCAAGAGATACTCTTCTTCTGCTATGTGGCGTATCGATTTGTGGAGTATCACCATGTCTTGAAGTTCTTAGAACAGCAGCTGTGCTATCTATTTGTTCAAAAAAGGCGTTTTTTCCAACGATACCTTCCTCATCAACAGAAGATCTTAATTTGCTACCCATTTGTTGAGATAGCAAACTTACATTCGATGAATATTGTTCAACGAATGAAGTTGTTATTTGTGAACTCATAATAAGCTCTCCTCTATTGTGTTAGTTTAAGTATTAATTAAACGGAAAGTTATCCTTGCGGTTTTTCCTGAAATTTACATCTTCAGATGTTAGTCTTTCCTAACGTCAACAAAGGTCTTGCGGATTGTCTTTGATTTTATTTACCTAACCGAAGTTAAGCAAAACTGTTAAGCATCTTCTTCGTTATTTTTCTTACGAATTAATGCTGCAACTTCTTCAACTGCTACTGCATGAGCTGGATGTTTTTTATCCCAGTATGCCGAGCCTTTTTGTTGTAAAGCTGCAATTTGTTTTGTTATCTCATTTGTTGTTAAGTAAGATGTAGTATCTCCTTTAACAATATCATCTTCAGATAATTTTTCTGAAAGTTGAGCAAAAGCTTTTACAATTTGTGGATTGTCTCCGAGCTTACTACCATCTTGTAAAATGGTACTATTTAAAAACTCAGAACCTAAAGTAGCTGTAGCTAAATTTTTAGCACCAGTTATTTTATTATCATAAGTTGAACCATACTCATTTCTAAGTTCTTGTTCAGCTTTGGTTCTAGCTTCTTCAGCTTGAATATTTTGTTCATTCACACCTTGATTGATAACTTCATTATAATATTTCATAATACCGTCTGCTTGATTAGGAAGTAATCCTAACTTAACAGCTTCTTCAGAAAAACTTTTTAAAGTATCTTCTGGTACTGCATGACCTTCTGGTAAAGAATATTTATAACCATCAGCAGCTTCTGGACTGCCTAATCTTTTATAAACTTCTTTCCAGTCATCCTCTGTAGCATGTTTGTTTGGTACTGGTATTTTATCTAAACCTACCATCTTCTGTGAGTGTAGATATGATTTAACAAAGTCATCCATTTTATTAAAATTTTGTAATGACTTCTCTTCTTTATATTCCGCTGGAATTAAAGATTGAAAATCAACAGCTGGTGTTTCCGTTACTGTTGTTTGTGTTGGTTCTGCTGTAAGCGTAGTAGTTGTCTGCGTTACATCAGGTTGAGCAGTTTGCTCAGTTGTCTGATCCATAGATTACTCCTTATGATTGATCATGCTTTTTATAAATAACAGAATAGTTCTCTGTCCTTCAAAAAAAGCGGTTTCGTTAGGTTCGTTCCTACTAAACGTTGAAGTATTGTAGAAACATCTTTTCTCAAGATCTTCCATGACTGATTTGCCATCGTCTGATCCAAAAGTCGCTTTATAATTTTTAATTAAATCTTTTATTTTTTTATTGCTGTTCTCGTTCTGCATTAGATACCGCTTGTACTGCTGGTGCTACATTTCTAGCCATTTCACTTTCAGCCATCTGTTGTTGCATCTGCATTTGTTGTTGTTGTGCTTCGGCTTTCTGTTGTGCTAGTTCTGCTACTTCGCTATCTGATCTAATCATTCTAGCTGGCAATCCTAATATTTTAATTAAATGTTTAACCAATCCTTGAGGATCAATGTAATCACTAACTGGTGCTACTTGACCAATCTGTCCAAATAATTCTAAGCCTCTAACAATAGAAGATAACTCTTGTCCTCTTTGTGCCTGAGCCATTGGAGATACATATTCAACATCTATTTCTTGGTTTAATAAGATCTCTGGAGCATCAGGTAATAGCTTATTTCTAAGCATTATATTGAATATTCTAATGATCATTGGCTGTAGTAATTCAGATTGTAATCTACCTAATACTGGACCAAGTATTCTCATTTTCTCTTCGTTTCTTTGGACAACTTCAGTTGCTGTCATATTACGGTTTTCTGTAATTAATAATTGATCAACATGGAACGTTTGAGAAATTGCTTCTCTTCTTTGTTGTTCCATATTTAAACCTAATGGATTATTTGCACCAATGTTTAATGTTTCTATACGGTCGCGTGTGCCACTTCGATAATAGTTAATACTTCCTGGAGACATTCTAATTGGCATTAGCATACTGTCATCTGGTACTAGCAAAGGTGGATCGACTTGTTTTTGTGCCGCCTTCATTCCAACTTCTACCATTTTGTTTAAAACTTTTACATCTGGTAAAGCATTCATTCCTGGAGATCTTCCATATAATTCGTTTGATGCTTTTAAGTATCTTGGAACTACATAAGGAAACTCTTTGAAACCACCTTGTGAAATAATATGTCCACTATCATATTCAAAATAAATTGAACTGAACGGCATATTTTGTTTATCTTGTTTCTGTGGATTATAAATATCTCTTGGTTTAACAACATGAACTAAATCAATGTCATCAAACGGTGCTTTCTTAAATGTGTTTACAGTTTTAAGACTAAGGTTATCTATACCAAATTTTTCTACAGTTGCTTTAGCAGACATTTTAAATCGTCT